GCACCAGCGTACAATCAAGACGTCTGCGTGTTCTCTGGCGGTGCTGGTGTACAGACGCAAGTTCTAGGATTGGCACTATCAAAGCCAGCTAGAGATATGAATTGCGAGAGATTGAAGTTAAGTAAACAGCTACACGCATTAGGTTTAAAGGTGGCGGCTGTTTCTATTATGTGTCAAGACCACAGGGTGTTCTGGGCTTTATATGAATCGGGGACTCCATGCCCCACCAATCAAGGATTAATAGGTGATGATGCGTACTCATTTTATAAAAATCGTCCTGACCGCGTTCCTGATAAGCCTATCGTTTATCGCGAGAAGTCAAACAGACCTCCAAAACCACACCGCAAACATAAATGATTTAATCAATGGCGGTGCTAATCAGTTCATCTCACAGATGGCTGAAAATATGGTAACTGGAAATACAACTATCGTTAGTCCAGATACAGGTCAAATATATCATTTAACTCAAGAGCAGCTTGACTCATTTAATACAGCATACTCATTAGCACTTGAGCAATCGACCCAAGAATACTTAACTGGTGTTCTATTGCAGGACCAAATACTTCAACAGCAAGTTGAATTTGAAGACCAGAAAAATGCAATGCTAGAGGAAGCCGAACAGATGGCTGCGGTTACAGCTATTGCTGCTGAGATAGAGGTTGCTGATGAGTCTACTAAAATTGGTATGGAAAAGTATGCTACTGATAACGACTTGCGTTCAATCAAGCAAGACACTAGAGATAAGTACGCAGCCAGTATCGAGGCGATGGTAGTCGCATCACGAACTAAGAATATGCTTGAGCAATACGAAGGTGCGATTATTGAAGCGACTACTTTTAGCTCACAGGCATCTGGTACTGTACAGGCATTTTATGATACTGCCTCAGTAGGTATCGACCAAGTATATCTGGACCAGTTGAATGTATCATGGGGTGAGCAAGTAGTTGGTGTGGAAAATGATTTTTGGTTAGTTAATGTAAACCATGAGCAAGGGTTCTTCCCTGACCCAGAAGCTCCGACATACGAGGTGTTTCCATAATGAAACCTGAGCAGATTAGTACATGGATTGGAATAGCAACTGCGTTCGCAGGTGTAGTTGGTTCTTTTGTGACTATGGAGACAAAGCTGACCGCACTAGAAGGTAAGATGTCAGAGCTATACAATGTCGAAGAAATACGCAGCCTAGAGAAACGCTTGACGACTCTTGAGGTTACGCAGTCTAATAGCGACATAGGACATATCCAGTCAACCATAGCAACCATACAAGGTGATATTAAAAATGTTGAAACAAAGATTGGTGGAATCAAAGAAACTGATACAAGTGAAATTCAAAGCGGCGTTCGCGTCAATAAAAGCCGAATTAGCAATCTGGAAAGCAAGGTTGAAAGAGTTATTGATAAGATTGAAAGAAGCAGTAAAAATCCGTTAGGATAAAGACATGGCTAAAAAAGACTCAAGATTAACACGCGCTGGCGTTTCTGGTTATAACAAGCCTAAGCGAACACCCAGCCACCCAAAAAAATCTCATGTAGTTGTGGCTAAAGAGGGCGATAAGATAAAGACTATTCGCTTTGGTGAGCAAGGAGCTAAGACTGCTGGCAAGCCAAAGGCTGGAGAGTCTGATAAGATGAAAGCCAAGCGAGCAAGTTTTAAAGCTCGACATGGTAAGAATATAAAAAAGGGTAAAATGTCGGCTGCGTTTTGGGCTGATAAAGTCAAATGGTAAACAACTCAGGAGAACATCATGCCACAAGGTAAAGGTACATACGGTTCAAAAGTAGGTCGTCCTGCTAAGAAGAAAAAAGCTAAACCAATGAAGAAGCCAATGAAGAAGCCTAAGAAATGAATTTTGGGTCTATTAAAAATATCATTGGTGCTGTCGCGCCAGTACTGGGGACTGCGTTAGGCAGCCCTCTTGGTGGTGCGGCTGCTTCGGCAATAGCAAGTGCTCTTGGTTGTAGTAATGATACAAAGAGTATTGAAAAGGCGTTACAAACTGCATCTCCAGAACAGCTTGTTGAGATAAAAAAAGCCGAGCTAGAATTCGAAGCTAAGATGGCTGAACTTGAAGTCGATATATTTTCACTGGAGACACAAGATGTCCAAGATGCAAGAAAACAATTCAAAGGCGACTGGACACCAAGAGTGGTTGCCCTCGTTTCTCTGTTGGGCTTCGTTGGGTATATTTTCCTTGTTACTATCCAGCCACCTGATGCTAATAGCGATACTATCGTGAGCTTAGTTTTAGGTTACATGGGTGGCGTTGTTTCAGCCATCACCTCTTTTTACTTTGGTGCGAGCCACTCTAAAGATGATTAACGAACAGCGATTAATAGACCAACTCAAAATACATGAGGGCGTCAAACTCAAGCCGTATCACTGTACGGCACACAAACTAACAATAGGTGTTGGTCGTAATTTAGACGATGTTGGAATATCAGAGAGCGAAGCAGAATACTTACTTCAAAATGATATTGATAAATGCTTAGAAAAAGCTATGTCATACTCATGGTTCAAAGATGCACCAGAGCTCGTACGCGAGGCTGTAGTCAATCTTATCTTTAATCTAGGATTCGCCAAGTTCAATACATTCAAGCTCACTATCGGACACCTAGAGCGTCAAGAGTATGAGCTGGCTGGTGCGGAGCTACTTAACAGTCGTTATGCGGAGCAGGTTGGTCGACGGGCGGTTGAGGTAGCAAATCAGATTGCAGAGTGCCAACAATAACGATATAGAATAGTTTTGGCTTATTGTTGAACCAATTATTTAGCGTCTCCCTACTAACGCCGCTTCGCTGCGACACCTCGGTCAAACTGCTGTGTCCGTACTTTTTAGCTATCTGTGATGGCGTTACTTTCTGCATACTGACCCCATATGACTCAAACTGACACAAATTGACACTCATTCTATCCAAAACCCACTAAAAATCCATCAAGCGCTGTTGCCTCATTCTTAGATAGTAGTAATATAGCCCCTATCAACTAACAAAGAGGGCAACGCCATGAAATACCAAACACTAAACGCAATCGCAGTCGGTTATGCAGTAATTCTTAACGATATGTACGGCACTCCATACCTTTCAAAAATCAACGCTTTTGTTGATGAAACGGCAAAAAAATTAAACTCTACTGAGCATGAGGTAAAGTTAGCGAAGTTTAATGCAGCTAACAAGTTCGGAGTTGTAATCACTAAGTAATTAATCGGGGGCGAAAGCCCCTAAACCATGAGGGCAAGACTATGTACACGACCAGAAAAGTAAATAAAAAATCAACACAAATAATGATAAAGAGGCTGCGTGAATTCAACATGAATGTAGAAAAAGTAACTGGTGGCTACATCTGCAAAAACGATAACGATGCGCTCATTTTTCGAGCATTAAAAGGAACAGACCACTACTTAGTACAGATGTTGAGTGAGCTGGACTTTGGAGATGGGCTTTAAGCCCATTTTCACCATCTGTCGCTGCGACAACTGGCTTTCCAGAAACCTATTAAGTTCTTGGAAAATAATTAAAATAACTGTTGCCTCATTCTTAGATAGTAGTAATATAACACCTATCAACTAAACGCTGTGAGGGCAAACGAATGAAATCTTATAACACTATCTCATCTTTAATGGTCGCTGCGAGCAAGCTAGAACGCAAATCTCAGTGTCGTTTAACTTTTAAGGTCGAAGCTGATGGCGCAAAATTCAAGCCAGTTTTCCTTATCGAGTCTAACGGTCCTACCGAAGAATTCTTTAAATCTAACAACTTCGCATCAACTAAGGCGTAAGGAGAAAAAATATGAACACAGTAACTTGTAAAGATTATGAAGTTGGACAATGGGTCGCACTGCAAATGGATGGTTTGGCATTGAGTTCATTGGAGTATTTGGGCAAGGTTAAGGAGGTAGGCAAGACTGAGATGAAAGTTGAGGTACCTTTTCACAACGCGATACTAACCCACACTTTATTCGATGGTCAGCAAGTAACGACAATTCGTAAAGACTAATCCAATCGGGGCGAAAGCCCCACAACCGAGGGCAATATAATGTTTATATCACTAACTACTAATGAAATCGCAGACCAATTAATGGCTGTTAACGCAATGGGTAACGAAAATGGTTGTTACAGCCTATGCCAAACAATGGCTGAATACCTTGAGCAGTATGAGGAAGACACTGGTATTGATTTAGAACTCGACCCAATAGCTATTCGCTGCGAATAC